GTGCTGCCTGTCAAACGGGTCCTCCGTTTACGGAAAACCCGTTATTACCATGCCTAAAAACGCAACCAGAGCGGGGTATTCCTGTGCGAAATCGGTACTGATACTGCCAAAGAAATGCTTTACGCCAGAATGGGGGCGGTTACTGCGCCTGCCGACGAAGCCACGCCTTATGCGATCCGCTTTCCGGATAATCCGGATGTTTTTACGGAGGTGGAAGCGAAGCAACTGGTAGCCGAAGAGCTGGTGGAGAAACTGGTTAACGGAAAATTCCGGCTGTTATGGGATGCCAAAGGACGTCGTAACGAAGCGCTGGATTGTCTTGTCTATGCCAGTGCAGCGTTACGGGTGTCTGTGCAGCGCTGGCAACTGGATCTGGAGGCGCTGGCGACATCAAGGAAAAGCGAAGAGCAGGATACCCCGACACTTGAACAACTGGCCGCAATGCTGGCAGGAGGAGTTAATGGCAACAATCACTGAGCTACAGGAAGCCCGTGTCGCGCTGCATGACCTGATGACGGGAAAACGGGTGGCGACGGTTCAGAAAGACGGGCGACGGGTTGAATTTACCGCGACATCAGTGGGGGATCTGAAAAAATATGTCGCGGAACTTGAGGCGTCACTGTGCAATGGTCGCCGCCGGGCACCTGTGGGGGTGAGACTGTGAAGCGCACCCCGGTTCTGGTGGATGTTCACGGCACGCCGCTGCGGGAAAGTCTGGGATACACCGGCGGGGGGATCGGTTTCGGCGGACAGATGGCTGACTGGATGCCCCCGGCGGAAAGCGTGGATGCCGCGCTGCTGCCTTCGTTGCGCCTCGGCAATGCGCGGGCTGATGATCTGGTCCGTAATAATGGTATTGCAGCAAATGCGGTGGCGCTGCACAAGGATCATATTGTCGGACACCTGTTTCTTATCAGCTATCGTCCAAACTGGCGCTATCTTGGTATGCGTGAGAGCGCAGCGAAGAGTTTTGTGGATGAGGTTGAAGCTGCATGGACAGAGTATTGCGATGGTATTTTTGGCGAAATGGATGCCGAGGGGAAGCGGACTTTTACGGAATTCATCCGTGAAGGCGTGGGCGTTCACGCCTTTAATGGTGAAATTTTTCTCCAGCCTGTCTGGGACGCTGAAACCACGCAGGTTTTCCGTACCCGGTTCAAGACTGTCAGTCCGAAACGGGTGGACACACCGGGGTATGCCCGCGGAAACCGCCAGCTTCGCGCAGGGGTGGAAACGGACCGGAATGGAAAAGCCCTCGCCTATCATGTCTGTGATGACGACTGGCCGGTGGCTGGTGGGGAGCGCTGGACCCGTATTCCTCGTTTTCTGCCGTCCGGACGACCCGCGATGTTACATATTTTCGAGCCGGTTGAGGACGGACAGACGCGCGGTGCCAATCAGTTTTACAGTGTGATGGAGCGGCTGAAGATGCTTGATACCCTGCAGGCAACGCAGCTTCAGTCCGCGATTGTCAAAGCCATGTACGCCGCCACGATCGAAAGCGAACTCGATTCCGAGAAAGCCTTTGAATACATCACGGCGGCAGATAACAAAGATACGCCCCTTGTTAACATGCTGGCAAATTATGCCCGCTATTACAGTACCAACAGTATCAAACTGGGCGGTGTAAAAATTCCCCACCTGTACCCGGGTGATGAGCTGAATCTGCAGACTGCGCAGGATTCCGATAATGGCTTTTCAGCGCTGGAGCAGGCGCTGCTCCGGTATATTGCCGCCGGGCTGGGGGTCTCTTATGAGCAGCTTTCGCGTGATTATTCTCAGGTCAGCTATTCCAGCGCCCGCGCATCTGCCAATGAGTCCTGGCGCTATTTCCTGGGGCGGCGCCGGTTCATTGCCGGGCGGCTGGCGACACAAATGTTTTCCTGCTGGCTGGAGGAGGCGCTGATACGGGGAGTTATCCGGGCACCCCGGGCCAGGTTTTCCTTCTGGGAGGCCCGATCCAGCTGGAGCCGATCGGAGTGGATTGGTGCCGGACGTATGGCGATTGACGGACTCAAGGAGGTTCAGGAAGCCGTGATGCGTATTGAAGCCGGGCTGAGTACCTATGAAAAAGAGCTCGCCATTATGGGCGAGGATTACCAGGAGATATTCCGCCAGCAGGTCAGGGAATCCGAAGAACGGCGGACAGCCGGACTTTCGCGTCCGGTATGGATCACCGATACCTATCAACAACAGATCGCGGCGAGCCGTCAGACGGAGGAGGAAAAGCGTGCAACGTAATCTCCCGCACATCATCAGCCAGGCAACCAGTGCTCCGTTGCTGCTTGAACCCGCCTATGCGCGGGTTTTCTTTTGTGCGCTGGGCAGGGAGTCAGGCATTAACAGCCTGCACATTCCCGGTAATAACGAAAGTCTGGATCAGTCGGATATGGCACTGGTCACAGGCGATTTTATGGCGACCGGAAAGCCGCAGGCACGTTTTTATCAGGTAGTGAACGGTATTGCGGTATTACCCGTGACCGGAACACTGGTTCATAAACTCGGCGGAATGCGTCCCTTTTCAGGGATGACCGGCTATGACGGTATCACTGCCCGGCTACAACAGGCAGTTTCAGATCCGGAGGTAAAAGGCATTCTGCTGGATATTGACAGCCCCGGCGGTCAGGCTGCCGGGGCGTTTGACTGTGCTGACATGATTTACCGGATGCGCGAACAGAAACCTGTCTGGGCACTGGCAAATGAAACAGCCTGTTCGGCGGCCATGTTGCTGGCGGCAGCCTGTTCGCACCGCCTTGTAACCCAGACGTCCAGAATGGGATCAATTGGTGTGGTGATGGCGCATACCAGTTACGCCGAAAAACTGAAACAGGAAGGGATCGATATCACCCTTATCTATTCTGGCGCACACAAGGCTGATCTGACGCCCAGCCAGAAATTACCGGAAAGCGTCCATGCCGACTACCAGCAGCGAATGGACGAGGCCAGAAAGATGTTTGCAGAAAAAGTGGCCCGGTACACGGGGTTGTCTGTCGATGCGGTAATGGCGACGGAGGCGGCAGTGTATGACGGGCAGGCCATTATCACTACCGGACTGGCAGATGGAATGGTGAATGCTGCTGACGCCATCGGCGTGATGGCAGAAGCTATCAACAGTAACAAGACAGGAGGCACTATGCCTGAATTAAGTGCAGCTGACGCTGTCACGCAGGAAAACCAGCGCGTAATGGGAATTCTGGGTTGCCCGGAGGCCAGGGGGCATGAGGCACTGGCACAGATGCTGGCCGGGCAGCCGGGAATGAGCGTTGCTCAGGCGAAGTCTATTCTGGCTGCCGCCGCGCCGGCGGATACGACCAGTACCGCTGACCGTATCCTTGCCCTGGAAGAAGCTGGTGGTCGGGAAACACTCGCACAGACACTGGCGGCCATGCCGGAGATGACGGTGGAACAGGCCAGAACCATTCTGGCAGCATCACCGATCGCTGCGGCAACGTCACTTCATGATGCCGTGATGGCGCTTGATGAGGCGAAAGGCCGTGAAGAGTTGGCGGAAAAACTGGCTGTCATGCCTGGTATGACCACAGATCAGGCCCGTGACCTGCTGGCTGCCGCGCCGGACAAATCCGGTAATGCGGGGCTGAGCATGAACAACGCATTTGATGCTTTCATGCAGTCTCATTCCCCGGGCCCCATATCCGGCGGCAAAGGCCACAGTAATGATACCGAAACGACGTTGTTGATGAGTATTCCCGGTACTTCAGCCACCTGATAAGGAGACAGCATGTCATTTACCACCACTATTGAGAAACGTGCGGATAACCGCATTTTCGCCGGTAACGATCCGGCACATACCGCAACGGGAGTCAGCGGGATAACGGCGGCCACACCGATGCTGACGCCCCTGATGCTGGATGATACCACCGGGAAACTGGTGGCCTGGGACGGGCAGAAGGCCGGAACGGCGGTCGGGGTTCTGGCTCTTGCGCTGGACGGGTCGGAAAACCTGCTGACGTACTGGAAGAGCGGCACCTTTGCCACAGAATCACTGGCGTGGCCGAAGAGTGTGGATGCCATTAAGCAGGCAAATGCATTCGCCGGAAGCGCCGTCAGTCACGCCGCTTTACCGTAATAAGAAGGCCGCGAAGCGGCCTTTATCGTATTTAACGTCCGGAGGACACCATTTATGGGATTGTTTACCACCCGCCAGTTGCTGGGTTATACCGAGCAGAAAGTTAAATTTAACCCACTGTTCCTGAGCCTGTTTTTTCGCCGTACTGTGACATTTCCTACCCAGGAAGTCATGCTGGACAAAATTACCGGAAAAACACCGATTGCCGCTTATGTATCTCCGGTGGTCGGAGGGAAGGTTCTGCGTAACCGCGGCGGGGAAACGCGCGTACTGCGTCCGGGGTATGTCAAACCGAAGCATGAAGTTAACTATGCGCAGGTTGTTGAGCGTCTGCCGGGTGAAGACCCGGCCAGGCTTAACGATCCGGCCTACCGTCGTCTGCGCATTCTGACCGATAACCTGAAGCAGGAAGAGAAGGCCATCGTCCAGGTGGAGGAGATGCAGGCCGTCAGTGCGGTGCTGAACGGGAAATACACCATGCAGGGCGAGCAGTTTGACACCGTGGAGGTGGATTTTGGTCGCTCCGCCGGGAATAACATTATTCAGGCCACAGGTAAAAAATGGTCAGAGCAGGACAGGGAAACCTTTGACCCGACTTATGATCTGGATATGTACTGCGACCAGGCATCCGGTCTGATCAATATTGCCGTCATGGACGGGAAAGTCTGGCGTCTGCTGAACGGCTTTAAGCTGTTCCGTGAAAAACTGGATACACGCCGCGGTTCAAATTCTCAGCTGGAAACGGCGGTGAAGGACCTTGGGGCTGTGGTGTCGTTCAAGGGGTATTACGGAGATTTGGCCATTGTGGTGGCTAAAACATCCTATGTTGCTGATAACGGGACCGAAAAGCGTTACCTGCCTGAAGGGACTCTGGTTCTGGGAAATACGGCGGCAGAAGGTATCCGCTGCTATGGTGCCATTCAGGATTCACAGGCGCTCGCGGAGGGTATTGTTGCCGCCACCCGTTATCCCAAACACTGGCTGACGGTGGGGGACCCGGCGAATGAATATACCATGACGCAGTCTGCGCCGCTGATGGTCCTGCCGGACCCGGATGAGTTTGTCATTGTCACCGTCGGTTAAGCATTCCAAAAGGCCTGATTCAGGCCTTTATTGTTACAAATTCCGGAAGAATCATTTATGGCAACAAAAGAAGAGAATATACAGCGTCTGCGGGAGCTTGCGACGCGGCTTGGACGTGATCCGGATGTGTCCGGGAGCGCCGCTGAACTCAGCCAGCGTGTCATGGAATGGGAAGAAGAAGCGGAGGCGGAGCATTTGCCTGTTGTGGAAAATGACAGTGATGAATCCATAGTGCCGTCCGGGATCGGGCAAAGATCCGAACGGGTACTTATCAGGGCGCTTCGTACACTACACATCTGCGCCATCGATCCTGACAGTAACCGGGAACTGGATATGGTTATGGCGGGGAACCCGGCGCGTATTTCGCAACACGATGTGGACGAGCTGGTTGCTGCAGGACTTATTATTGAACTGTAAGGGGGGCGATATGTCGCAGTCCGAAAACCTGTTTGATGCCGCGCTTTCTCAGGCTGATGACACTATCCGGCGTGTGATGGGAAGCGGGGTAACGGCGACCTCCGGTGCTCTTGTGGGCGTCACGTTGAGTGGTGTTTTTGATGACCCTGAAAATATCAGCTATGCCGGGCCGGGCGTGCGTGTTGAAGGCTCCAGCCCGTCCCTGTTTGTCCGGACTGATGATGTGCGGCAGCTGCGGCGCGGAGACACGCTGACCATCGGTGAGGAAAACTTCTGGATAGACCGGGTTTCGCCGGATGATGGCGGAAGCTGTCATCTCTGGCTTGGGCGGGGCGTGCCGCCTGCCGTTAACCGTCGCCGCTGAAAGGGGGGGGTATGGCCATAAAAGGTCTTGAGCAGGCCGTTGAAAACCTCAGCCGTATCAGCAAAACGGCGGTGCCCGGTGCCGCCGCAATGGCCATTAACCGCGTTGCTTCATCCGCGATATCGCAGTCGGCGGCACAGGTTGCCCGTGAGACAAAGGTGCGCCGGAAACTGGTAAAGGAAAGGGCCAGGCTGAAAAGGGCCACGGTCAAAAATCCGCAGGCCAGAATCAAAGTTAACCGGGGGGATTTGCCCGTAATCAAGCTGGGTAATGCGCGGGTTGTCCTGTCCCGACGCAGGCGTCGTAAAAAGGGGCAGCGTTCATCCCTGAAAGGTGGCGGCAGTGTGCTTGTGGTGGGTAACCGTCGCATTCCCGGCGCGTTTATTCAGCAACTGAAAAATGGCCGGTGGCATGTCATGCAGCGTGTGGCCGGGAAAAACCGTTACCCCATTGATGTGGTGAAAATCCCGATGGCGGTGCCGCTGACCACGGCGTTTAAACAGAATATTGAACGGATACGGCGTGAACGTCTTCCGAAGGAGCTGGGCTATGCGCTGCAGCATCAACTGAGAATGGTAATAAAGCGATGAAACATACTGAACTCCGTGCAGCCGTACTGGATGCACTGGAGAAGCATGACACCGGGGCGACGCTTTTTGATGGTCGCCCCGCTGTTTTTGATGAGGCGGATTTTCCGGCAATTGCCGTTTATCTCACCGGCGCTGAATACACGGGCGAAGAGCTGGACAGCGATACCTGGCAGGCGGAGCTGCATATTGAAGTTTTCCTGCCTGCTCAGGTGCCGGATTCAGAGCTGGATTCGTGGATGGAGTCCCGGATTTATCCGGTGATGAGCGATATCCCGGCACTGTCAGATTTGATCACCAGTATGGTGGCCTGCGGCTATGACTACCGGCGCGATGATGATGCGGGGCTGTGGAGTTCAGCCGATCTGACTTATGTCATTACCTATGAAATGTGAGGACGATATGCCTGTACCAAATCCAGTAATGCCGGTGAAAGGTGCCGGAACCACCCTGTGGGTTTATAACGGGAGCGGCGACCCTTATGCAAACCCGCTTTCAGATGTTGACTGGTCGCGTCTGGCAAAAGTTAAAGACCTGACGCCAGGCGAACTGACCGCTGAGTCCTATGATGACAGCTATCTCGATGATGAAGATACGGACTGGTCCGCGACCGGGCAGGGGCAGAAATCAGCCGGAGATACCAGCTTCACGCTGGCGTGGATGCCCGGAGAGCAAGGGCAGCAGGCGCTGCTGGTGTGGTTTAATGAAGGTGATACCCGTGCTTATAAAATCCGCTTCCCGAACGGCACGGTCGATGTGTTCCGTGGCTGGGTCAGCAGTATCGGTAAGGCGGTGACGGCGAAGGAAGTTATCACCCGCACGGTGAAGGTCACCAATGTGGGCCGTCCGTCAATGGCAGAAGATCGCAGTACGGTGACAGCGGCAACCGGTATGACCGTGACGCCTGCCAGCACCTCGGTGGTGAAAGGGCAGAGCACCACGCTGACCGTGGCATTCCAGCCGGAGGGCGCAACCGACAAGAGCTTCCGTGCGGTGTCAGCGGATAAAACAAAAGCCACCGTGTCGGTCAGTGGTATGACCATCACCGTGAAAGGCGGCGCTGCAGGTAAGGTCAACATTCCGGTCGTATCCGGTAATGGTGAACTTGCTGCGGTTGCAGAAATCAACGTCACCGACAGCTAATCCGGAGAGTCAGCGATGTTCCTGAAAACCGAATCATTTGAACATAACGGTGTGAGCGTCACGCTTTCTGAACTGTCAGCCCTGCAGCGTATTGAGCACCTTGCTTTAATGAAACGACAGGCAGAACAGGCGGGATCCGACAGCAACCGGCAGGTTACTGTGGTAGACGTCATCAGAACCGGCGCGTTTGTGGTGGCGATGTCCCTGTGGCATAACCATCCACAGAAGACAAAGCCGCCGTCCATGAATGAAGCCGTTAAACAGATTGAGCAGGAAGTGCTTACCACCTGGCCCACAGAGGCAATTTCTCATGCTGAAAACGTTGTGTACCGGCTGTCCGGTATGTATGAGTTTGTGGTGAATAATGCCCCTGAACAGGCAGAGGAGGCCGGGCCTGCAGAGCCTGTTTCTGCGGGAAAGTGTTCGACGGTGAGCTGAGTTTTGCCCTGAAACTGGCGCGTGAGATGGGGCGACCAGACTGGCGCGCCATGCTTGCCGGGATGTCATCCACGGAGTATGCCGACTGGCACCGCTTTTACAGTACCCATTATTTTCATGATGTTCTGCTGGATATGCACTTTTCCGGGCTGACATACACCGTGCTCAGCCTGTTTTTCAGCGATCCGGATATGCATCCGCTGGATTTCAGTCTGCTGAACCGGCGCGAGGCTGACGAAGAGCCTGAAGATGATGTGCTGATGCAGAAAGCGGCAGGGCTTGCCGGAGGCGTCCGCTTTGGCCCGGACGGGAATGAAGTTATCCCCGCGTCTCCGGATGTGGCGGACATGACGGAGGATGACGTAATGCTGATGACAGTATCAGAAGGGATCGCAGGAGGAGTCCGGTATGGCTGAACCGGTAGGCGATCTGGTCGTTGATTTAAGTCTGGATGCGGCCAGGTTTGACGAGCAGATGGCCAGAGTCAGGCGTCATTTTTCCGGTACGGAAAGTGATGCGAAAAAAACAGCAGCAGTCGTTGAACAGTCGATGAGCCGACAGGCGCTGGCTGCACAGAAAGCGGGGATTTCCGTCGGGCAGTATAAAGCCGCCATGCGTTTGCTGCCTGCGCAGTTCACCGACGTGGCCACGCAGCTTGCAGGCGGGCAGAACCCGTGGCTCATCCTGCTGCAACAGGGTGGTCAGGTGAAGGACTCCTTCGGCGGGATGATCCCCATGTTCAGGGGGCTTGCCGGTGCGATTACCCTGCCGATGGTCGGGGCCACCTCGCTGGCGGTGGCGACCGGTGCGCTGACGTATGCCTGGTATCAGGGCAACTCAACCCTGTCCGATTTCAACAAAACGTTGGTCCTTTCCGGTCATCAGTCAGGTCTGACAGCAGATCGTATGCTGGCCCTGTCCAGAGCCGGACAGACAGCAGGGCTGACGTTTAACCAGACCAGCGAATCACTCAGTGCACTGGTTAAGGCGGGGGTACGCGGTGAGGCTCAGATTGCATCCATCAGCCAGAGTGTGGCGCGTTTCTCCTCTTCATCCGGCGTGGAGGTGGACAAGGTCGCTGAAGCCTTCGGGAAGCTGACCACTGACCCGACGTCGGGGCTGACGGCGATGGCGCGCCAGTTCCATAACGTGACGGCGGAGCAGATTGCGTATGTTGCTCAGTTGCAGCGCTCCGGCGATGAGGCCGGGGCATTGCAGGCCGCGAACGAGGCAGCAACGAAAGGGTTTGATGACCAGACCCGCCGCCTGAAAGAGAACATGGGCACGCTGGAGACCTGGGCAGACAGGACAGCGCGGGCATTCAAATCCATGTGGGATGCAGTGCTGGATATTGGTCGTCCTGATACCGCTCAGGAGATGCTGATTAAGGCAGAGGCTGCGTTTAAGAAAGCGGATGACATCTGGAATCTGCGCAAGGATGATTATTTTGTTAACGATGAAGCGCGGGCGCGTTACTGGGATGATCGTGAAAAGGCCCGTTTTGCGCTTGAAGCCGCCCGAAAGAAGGCTGAGCAGCAGACTCAACAGGACAAAAATGCGCAGCAGCAGAGCGATACCGAAGCAACACGGCTGAAATATACCGAAGAGGCGCAGAAGGCTTACGAACGCCTGCAGACGCCGCTGGAGAAATATACCGCCAGTCAGGAAGAACTGAATAAGGCACTGAAAGACGGAAAAATCCTGCAGGCAGATTACAACACGCTGATGGCGGCAGCGAAAAAGGACTATGAAGCGACGCTGAAAAAGCCGAAACAGTCCGGCGTGAAGGTGTCTGCGGGCGATCGTCAGGAAGACAGTGCTCATGCTGCTCTGCTGACGCTTCAGGCAGAACTCCGGACGCTGGAGAAGCATGCCGGAGCGAATGAGAAAATCAGCCAGCAGCGCCGGGATTTGTGGAAGGCGGAAAGTCAGTTCGCGGTACTGGAGGAGGCGGCACAACGTCGCCAGCTGTCCGCACAGGAGAAATCCCTGCTGGCGCATAAAGATGAGACGCTGGAGTACAAACGCCAGCTGGCTGCACTTGGCGATAAGGTCACGTATCAGGAGCACCTGAATGCGCTGGCGCAGCAGGCGGATAAATTCGCACAGCAACAACGGGCAAAACGGGCAGCCATTGATGCGAAAAACCGGGGGCTGACTGACCGGCAGGCAGCGCGGGAAGCTACGGAACAGCGCCTGAAGGAACAGTATGGCGATAATCCGCTGGCGCTGAATAACGTCATGTCAGAGCAGAAAAAGACCTGGGCGGCTGAAGACCAGCTTCGCGGGAGCTGGATGGCTGGCCTGAAGTCCGGCTGGAGCGAGTGGAAAGAGAGTGCCACGGACAGTATGTCGCAGGTTAAAAGTGCTGCCACGCAGACCTTTGATGGTATTGCGCAGAATATGGCGGCGATGCTGACCGGCAGTGAGCAGAACTGGCGCAGCTTCACCCGTTCCGTGCTGTCCATGATGACAGAAATTTTGCTTAAGCAGGCAATGGTGGGGATTGTCGGGAGTATCGGCAGCGCCATTGGTGGGGCCGTTGGTGGCGGCGCATCAGCGTCAGGCGGTACAGCCATTCATGCAGCTGCGGCGAAATTCCATTTTGCGACCGGAGGATTTACGGGAACCGGCGGCAAATATGAGCCTGCGGGGATTGTTCACCGTGGTGAATTTGTCTTCACGAAGGAGGCAACCAGCCGGATTGGCGTGGTGAATCTTTACCGGCTGATGCGCGGCTATGCCACCGGCGGTTATGTCGGTACACCGGGCAGCATGGCGGACAACCGGTCGCAGGCGTCCGGGAAGTTTGAGCAGAATAACCATGTGGTGATTAACAACGACGGCACGAACGGTCAGATAGGGCCACAGGCGCTGAAGGCTGTTTATGACGTAGCCCGTAAGGCGGCAATGGATGTTGTGACCGGGCAGATGCGCGATGGTGGTCTGTTCTCCGGAGGTGGACGATGAAAACCTTCCGCTGGAAAGTGAAACCTGGTATGGATGTGGCTTCGGCCCCTTCCGTCAGAAAGGTGCGCTTTGGTGATGGTTATTCCCAGCGTGCGCCTGCAGGGCTGAACACTGACCTGAAAACGTACAGCGTGACGCTTTCTGTCTCCCGTGAGGAGGCCACGGCGCTGGAGTCGTTTCTGGCAGAACACGGGGGCTGGAAGGCCTTTCTGTGGACGCCACCTTATGGTTACCGGCAGATAAAGGTGACCTGCGCAAAATGGTCGTCGCGGGTCAGTATGCTGCGTGTTGAGTTCAGCGCAGAGTTTGAACAGGTGGTGAACTGATGCAGGATATCCGGCAGGAAACACTGAATGAATGCACCCGTGCGGAGCAGTCGGCCAGCGTGGTGCTCTGGGAAATCGATCTGACAGAAGTCGGTGGAGAACGTTACTTTTTCTGCAATGAGCAGAACGAAAAAGGTGAGCCGGTCACCTGGCAGGGGCGACAGTATCAGGCGTATCCCATTCAGGGGAGTGGTTTCGAACTGAATGGCAAAGGCACCAGTACGCGCCCCACGCTGACGGTTTCTAACCTGTACGGTATGGTCACCGGGATGGTGGAGGATTTGCAGAGTCTGGTCGGCGGAACGGTGGTCAGGCGTAAGGTTTACGCCCGTTTTCTGGATGCGGTGAACTTCGTCAACGGAAACAGCGACGCCGATCCGGAGCAGGAGGTTATCAGCCGCTGGCGCATCGAGCAGTGCAGCGAACTGAGTGCGGTGAGTGCCTCTTTTGTACTGTCCACGCCGACGGAAACGGATGGCGCTGTTTTTCCGGGGCGCACCATGCTGGCCAACACCTGCACCTGGACCTATCGTGGTGATGAGTGCGGTTATAGCGGTCCGGCTATCGCGGATGAATATGACCAGCCGACGTCCGATATCACGAAGGATAAATGCAGCAAATGCCTGAGTGGCTGTAAGTTTCGCAATAACGTCGGCAACTTTGGCGGCTTCCTTTCCATTAGCAAACTTTCGCAGTAAATCCCATGACAGAGACAGAATCAGCGATTCTGGCGCACGCCCGGCGATGTGCGCCAGCGGAGTCATGCGGCTTCGTGGTGAAAACGCCGGAGGGGGAAAGATATTTTCCCTGCGTGAATATCTCCGGTGAGCCGGCGGAGTATTTCCGGATGTCGCCGGAGGACTGGCTGAGTGCAGAAATGCAGGGTGATATTGTGGCGCTGGTCCACAGTCACCCCGGTGGTCCGCCCTGGCTGAGTGAGGCCGACAGGCGGCTGCAGGTGCAGAGTGATTTGCCGTGGTGGCTGGTCTGCCAGGGGGCGATTCACAAGTTTCGCTGTGTGCCGCATCTTACCGGGCGGCGCTTTGAGCACGGGGTGACGGACTGTTACACGCTGTTCCGGGATGCTTACCATCTGGCGGGGATTGAGATGCCGGATTTTCATCGCGGGGATGACTGGTGGCGTCAAGGTCAGAATCTCTATCTGGATAATCTGGAGGCCACAGGGCTGTATCAGGTGCCGTTGTCATCAGCGCAGCCGGGCGATGTGCTGCTGTGCTGTTTTGGTTCATCGGTGCCGAATCATGCCGCCATTTACTGCGGCGACGGTGAGCTGCTGCACCATATTCCTGAACAACTGAGCAAACGAGAGAGGTACACCGACAAATGGCAGCGACGCACACACTCCCTCTGGCGTCACCGGGCATGGCACGCATCTGCCTTTACGGGGATTTACAGCGATTTGGCCGTCGCATCGACCTTCGTGTGAAAACGGGAGCCGAAGCCATCCGGGCACTGGCCACACAGCTCCCGGCGTTTCGTCAGAAACTGAGCGACGGCTGGTATCAGGTACGGATTGCCGGGCGTGATGTCAGCACGTCCGGATTAACGGCGCAGTTACATGAGACTCTGCCTGACGGCGCTGTGATTCATATTGTTCCCAGAGTCGCAGGGGCCAAGCCAGGTGGCGTATTCCAGATTGTTCTGGGGGCAGCCGCCATTGCTGGATCATTCTTTACCGCCGGAGCCACCCTTGCAGCATGGGGGGCAGCCATTGGTGCCGGTGGTATGACCGGCATCCTGTTCTCTCTCGGTGCCAGTATGGTGCTCGGCGGTGTGGCGCAGATGCTGGCACCGAAAGCCAGAGCTCCCCGTACACAGACAACGGATAACGGTAAGCAGAACACCTATTTCTCCTCACTGGATAACATGGTTGCCCAGGGCAATGTTATGCCTGTTCTGTACGGTGAAATGCGCGTGGGGTCACGGGTGGCATCTCAGGAGATCAGCACGGCAGACGAAGGAGACGGTGGACAGGTTGTGGTGATTGGTCGCTGATGCAAAATGTTTTATGTGAAACCGCCTTCGGGCGGTTTTGTCGTTTATGGAGCATGACGAATGGGTAAAGGCAGCAGTAAGGGGCATACCCCGCGCGAAGCGAAGGACAACCTGAAATCCACGCAGTTGCTGAGTGTGATCGATGCCATCAGCGAAGGGCCGATTGAAGGTCCGGTGGATGGATTAAAAAGTGTGCTGCTGAACAGTACGCCGGTGCTGGACAGTGAGGGGAATACCAACATCTCCGGTGTCACGGTGGTGTTCCGTGCCGGTGAGCAGGAGCAAACACCGCCGGAGGGTTTTGAATCCTCCGGCTCCGAGACGGTGCTGGGTACGGAAGTGAAATTCGACACGCCGATCACCCGGACCATCACGTCTGCAAACATCGACCGTCTGCGCCTGACCTTCGGTGTGCAGGCACTGGTGGAAACCACTTCAAAGGGGGACCGGAATCCGTCGGAAGTCCGCCTGCTGGTTCAGATACAACGTAACGGTGGCTGGGTGACGGAAAAAGACATCACCATTAAGGGCAAAACCACCTCGCAGTATCTGGCCTCGGTGGTGGTGGATAACCTGCCGCCGCGCCCGTTCAGTGTCCGGATACGCAGGATGACGCCGGACAGCACCACAGACCAGCTGCAGAACAAAACGCTCTGGTCGTCATACACCGAAATCATCGATGTGAAACAGTGCTACCCGAACACGGCACTGGTCGGCGTGCAGGTGGATTCGGAACAGTTCGGCAGCCAGCAGGTGAGCCGTAATTATCATCTGCGCGGGCGCATTCTGCAGGTGCCGTCGAACTATAACCCGCAGACGCGACAATACAGCGGTATCTGGGATGGAACGCTTAAACCGGCATACAGTAACAACATGGCCTGGTGTCTGTGGGATATGCTGACTCATCCGCGCTACGGCATGGGTAAACGTCTTGGTGCGGCGGATGTGGATAAATGGGCGCTGTATGTCATCGGCCAGTATTGCGACCAGTCGGTGCCGGACGGCGTTGGCGGCACAGAGCCGCGCATCACCTGTAATGCTTACCTGACAACACAGCGTAAGGCGTGGGATGTGCTCAGCGATTTCTGCTCGGCGATGCGCTGTATGCCGGTATGGAACGGGCAGACGCTGACGTTCGTGCAGGACCGGCCGTCGGATAAGGTATGGACCTATAACCGCAGTAATGTGGTGATGCCGGATGATGGCGCGCCGTTCCGCTACAGCTTCAGCGCCCTGAAGGACCGCCATAATGCCGTTGAGGTGAACTGGATTGACCCGAACAACGGCTGGGAGACGGCAACAGAGCTTGTGGAGGACACGCAGGCCATTGCCCGTTACGGTCGTAATGTCACGAAGATGGATGCCTTTGGCTGTACCAGCCGGGGGCAGGCACACCGCGCCGGGCTGTGGCTGATTAGAACGGAACTGCTGGAAACGCAGACCGTGGATTTCAACGTGGGTGCCGAAGGGCTTCGCCATGTACCGGGCGATGTCATTGAAATCTGCGATGATGACTATGCGGGGATCAGCATTGGCGGGCGCATGCTGGCGGTGAACAGCCAGACCCGGACGCTGACGCTCGACCGTGAAATCACGCTGCCATCCTCCGGCACCACGCTGATAAGCCTGGTTGACGGAAAGGGCAATCCGGTCAGCGTGGAGGTCCAGTCCGTCACCGACGGCTTGAAGGTGAAAGTGAGCCGTGTTCCTGACGGCGTTGCTGAATACAGCGTGTGGGGGCTGAAGCTGCCGACGCTGCGCCAGCGCCTGTTCCGCTGCGTGAGTATCCGTGAGAACGACGACGGCACGTATGCCATCACTGCCGTGCAGCATGTACCGGAAAAAGAGGCCATCGTGGATAACGGGGCGCACTTTGACGGCGACCAGAGCGGCACGATGAATGGTGTCATGCCGCCAGCGGTGCAGCACCTGACCGCCGAAGTCACCGCAGACAGCGGGGAATATCAGGTGCTGGCGCGATGGGACACGCCGAAGGTGGTGAAGGGCGTGAGCTTCATGCTTCGCCTGACCGTGGCAGCGGACGACGGCAGTGATCGGCTGGTCAGCACAGCCCGGACGACGGAAACCACATACTGCTTCACACAACTGGCACTGGGACGTTACACCCTGACGGTGCGGGCGGTGAACACCCGGGGCCAGCAGGGCGATCCGGCCAGCACTGATTTCAGCATCGCCGCGCCCGCAGTACCGTCTTATGTTGAGCTGACTCCCGGCTATTTTCAGATAACCGCCACCCCGCGCCAGGCGGTATACGACCCCACGGTGCAGTATGAATTCTGGTTTACGGATACGCAGATTGCCGATATCCGCAAGGTGGAAACCGATGCGCGTTATCTCGGCACGGCGCTGTACTGGATTGCTGCCAGCGCTACCATTAAACCCGGGAAGGATTATTTCTTCTACATCCGGGCAGTAAATCAGGTGGGTAAATCCGCATTCGTGGAGGCGACCGGGCAGGCCAGCAACGATGCGGCAGGCTATCTGGATTTTTTCAAAGGACAGATAACTGAAAGCCACCTGGGGAAAGAACTGCTGGAGAAGGTGGAACTGACGGAAAACAACGCCAGCCGGCTGGATGAGTTTTCGAAAGAATGGCAGGACGCGAACGGAAAGTGGAATGCCATGTGGGGCGTGAAGATAGAGCAAACCGGGGACGGCAGGCATTATGTGGCTGGTCTGGGCCTGAGCATGGAGGATACGCCGGACGGGAAGGCAAGCCAGTTTCTGGTGGCGGCGGACCGCATTGCGTTCATTAATCCGCAAAACGGAAACCAGACGCCCGGATTCGTCATGCAGGGTGATCAGATATTCATGAACGAGGCATTCCTGAAATACCTGAGCGCGCCGACCATCACCAGTGGCGGGAATCCTCCTGCGTTTTCCCTGACGCCGGACGGTCGTCTTTCTGCGAAAAATGCGGACATCAGTGGGCATATTAATGCCATTTCGGGGGCGCTGAATAACGTCGTTATTGCTGAAGACTGTACGATTCAGGGGACGTTGCGGGCCGAGCGGATCCTCGGCGATATAGTCAAAGCGGTGGGTAAAGAGTTCCCGTATTTCAGGGAGCCAGCCACCGGAGCAAAGCGTTACGCCAGTGGCACACTGACCGTTCAGATAGATGACGACCAGTCATTTGACCGCCAGATTATTATCCCCCCCATCAATTTTCAGGGGAGTTATTACGGACGCAGTGATACGTGGGATACATGTACGCTGGAAGTGCGCCGCAATGGCGCGCTGATTTACAGCGGAACGAGCAGCAGCATTCCTGAGTCATACGGTGCCACGCTGGATATGCCTGCCGGAGGCGGCATCGTCACACTGACATTTAGTGTCAGTACCAGGGGGAACAGCACAGGCTGGCCGAATTCCAGAATAAGCGATCTGATTCTGATGGTTGTTAAAAAATCCACTGCAGGGATTCGTATCAGTTAACTCATTAAGAGCCGCGTGGAGCGGCTTTTTTATGGAGGCAATATGCCGGTACTCATATCAGGCATTCTCAGGGATGGTGCGGGAACACCGGTGCAGAACTGCATCATCCAGCTCAAAGCGAAGAAAACCAGCCCGACTGTTGTTGTGGGGGTGATTTCATCCACCCTCACTGACACTAACGGCCGCTACAGTATTGAGGCTGAACCGGGTTATTACAGTGTGTCACTGCTGCGGGAAGGTTGTCATCCCTCATTGGCCGGAGACATTTACGTGGCCCCGACCGATGCGCCGGATACCCTGAATGCGTTTCTTGATGTGCCAAAGGATGCCGACCTGCGTCCGGAGGCCATTAAGCGTTTTGAACACATGGCGGCGGCGGCCGCACGTGATGCACTGGCAAGCGCCGCAGCCCGCGATGATGCAGAGCAAGCCGCAGAGGATGCGCGGGAGCTTGTGGAAAATCCGGTTGTTATTGTGCCGACGGCTGCTGAATTACCGGAATCCCCTCGCGGACTTTATCTGGTGGAAGCCGATGAGAGGAAAGGTGGCGGCCCGCAGATTTATTATTATCCCGGAAGCGGTCGCCGTTTCTGGTTTGCCAGTGTGGAGGATACCGATTGAGTCGCTTTCCGACAGAAACCATTATTGCGCCGGCCAGTACGCTGAAAGATTTCAGCGGTCATACTGTTGCCGGTACGGGTAAAGAGATAATGCCGGCAGATGCCTCTGCCCGTCTGTACCGGATACAGAACCTGAGTAAAACGGAGACACTCTGGTTCAATGATACGGGGTCAGAGGCTGCAGCAGGCGCACCGGGCAGCTATGCGCTGGCTCCGGGAGGATATTACGAGTTTTCATCAACGCACGCGGTGTCGGTGTATGCCACCACTGTGGTTGCGTTCAGTGCGGCGAGGTACTGATTATGCCGATGTTTGTTCCTCTCACGGCTTCACGGGAAACCGGGCGGGAAGAGATGCGGGACCTCAGCGCGTGGTTTTCGCAGGTCCGGCGTCAGCAGTCACTGAATATCAGGCCTGTTCCCGTGATGTCTGAACCGCCCGCAACAACGCTGACAAAGGCAGCCGGTATGGCGACTGCCACGATAACGGAGGCAGGGACCGGGTACGCTGTCGGCGATAATCTTACGCCTGCAGGTGGTAACTTTGCGGTACCGGGCCGAATTCGCGTGACGGGCGTTGACGGTGC